GGCGTTGCGGGTTCGATCAATGCCATTGGAGCAATCACGTTCCAAACAACCACGAATAACCAGTCCTACACGACCACGGGCGCAGGCACGATCACGATCTCGTCGGGTACGACGGGTTCGATTAATAATATGTCCATTGGCGCAACCACAGCCTCCACGGGTGCGTTCACAACGCTTTCCGCATCCAGCACGGTATCTGGTACGGGTTTCAGCACCTATCTTGCCTCACCTCCTGCTATCGGCGGCACAACTGCGGCTGCGGGTTCATTTACTACGTTATCGGCATCCAGTACCGTATCAGGAACTGGGTTTAGCACATACTTAGCTTCTCCTCCTGCAATCGGCGGGACTACTGCGGCGGCTGGCACGTTCACGACTCTTGGCGGTACAACAATCACCGCCTCAACCCAATTCACTGGTCCGGGTACTGGGTTAACTGGAACAGCCGCATCTCTCAGCATTGGTGGCAACGCTGCTAACGTGACGGGAACAGTTGCGGTAGCGAACGGCGGAACCGGAGCTAACACTCTTACGGCTAATAACGTTATCTTAGGCAATGGAACAAGTGCGGTACAGTTTGTCGCTCCCGGAACCTCCGGTAACATTTTGACGTCCAACGGTACAACGTGGACTTCTGCGGCTGCATCTTCTGGTTCTGGCCGTCTTATTCGCGCTCCGCAAGTTTTAACAAGCGGAACATCTTACACTACGCCAGCAGGGTGCAATACCATCTACATTGAAATGGTTGGTGGGGGTCAAAGTGGTGCTGGTACCTCTTCCGGTACTGGTTTCGGCGGTGGTGCAGGTGGATTTGTTACCAAGTATTTTGCGGTAACTCCTAGCACGGCATACACTTATGCGGTTGGAGCAGGTGGGGCTAGTGCTGGATCAGCTTCTCAAAATAGTGGTGGTAATACAACTTTCACCGTTGGAGCTACTACTGTGAAAGCGGCTGGCAGTGGTAGTGGGTCGAATGCAAATGGTGATTTTAGTACAACAGGCGGTAGCGGTTTTCCTGCGAGTACTGTTCCAGGTGGGGGTGGGTGTTCTTATTTTGGTGGTCAGACTGCATATGGGTCTGGCGGTGTGGGTGGCAATAGTGGCAATAGTGGTGCTGGATCCGCCGGTGTTATTATTGTTTGGGAGTACACGTAATGTTTGGAGGTCCAATGATGATGGCCCCAGTAAATGGGAATCCGCAGACTTGCGCTCTTGTTCAAAATAGCAATGAGACGGTCGTAAATATGATTGTTGCTGATCCTGCTGTTGATCCAGCACCGGAAGGATACACCATTGTTGGTTTGCCAGAAGGTTCTCCCGTAACATTTGGATGGATTTATAATCCCACCGATGGAACTTTCACCGATCCAAATCCACCCAAAACCATAACTGAGTAATTATATTATGGATTATCAATCAACCATTAATCTGGCGGCGGGTGTAGCGATTGCAGTCGTTGGGTGGCTTGCCCGCGAACTATGGGGCGCTGTGAAAGAACTTCGGCGCGACATAAGTAGCATGCAAGCTAATCTGCCGAAAGAATATGTCTTAAAAGTGGATTTGGACAAACGAATGGCGCATATTGAAGATATGTTCCAGCGGATTTACGACAAACTTGACGGGAAGGCGGATAAGTAATGACCACCACCACAAACAATCTTGCTTTAACAGAGCCAAGTAATGGAGCGTATGTTAATACGTGGGATGTGCCTGTTAATAATAATACGACAATTTTAGACCAAATATTTGGCAATACGACCAGCGTTTCCGTAAATACCAGTACAACGCCATCATTTACAGTTATCCCCGCCCCAAGTACGACGGCGGCTGGCGGCACTTCGCAAGCGATGCGTTTTCTATTGCAAGGGGCATTGGCTGCCAACCAGACCGTTTTGTTGCCTCAATACAATAGCAGCAACGTTGCTGGTATGTGGATTGTAACCAATGCGACAAGTGGCACATATACAGTTACAATTGGTATGTCGAATACGGGTGGAACTGCTGCTATTGGTAACACGATCACTGTTCCTCAAAACTTTAATACTTTGATTTATAGCGACGGTTCGACGGGCGTATATAAGGCAGATGATGGTCTTGTTCAGTTTCCAATCCCTGTCACCCTTGGCGGTACAGGCTTGGCAACACTTACAGCGAACAACGTCATGCTGGGCAATGGAACTAGCCCGCCAAACTTTGTCCCACCAACAACAGGCGGAAATGTTTTAACTGCTGCATTAACGCCTATTTCCGTATTTTTTGGCGGTATCTCTGGTACAACATTGACGGTTTCGGCAGTTTCCAGCGGGACAATTGCAATTGGTCAGGTTGTCACTGGGACAGGCGTCACTGCGGGGACAACTATTACAAGTGGTTCTGGCACAAGTTGGCAAGTGTCGCCTTCACAAACGGTATCCGGCGGGACAGCGCTAACAGGCAATGTGCTATCTTGGGTATCAGCGGCTTTATCATCTTCTGGCCGTTTTATCAGCCAAACCACGATTACAAGCACCAGCACTACAACTTTTACAACCGCATCAAATTGCAACACAATTTATGTTGAAATGCTCGGTGGCGGTGGTGGCGGTGGTGGCGCAACATATACTTCTTCTATCAATGTAAATGGAGGTGGTGGTGGCGGTGGTGGCGGAGGTTATTTAACACAGACCATTTCTGTTTCCCCATCTACTGCCTATACAATTGCCGTTGGTGCGGCTGGAATAGCTGGGAGCGCCGGGTTCAATAACGGAAATGCTGGCGGCAACACTACAATAACAGTAGGGGCTACGACTTACACTGCTGGCGGTGGCGGCGGTGGTGGTGCTGGTAACGGCACAACAAATGGAACGGCTGGGTCTGCGGGAACAACGACCAATGGCGCGACGTTAAGTTTTTCGGGTCTTTCAGGCGGAACTGGCACATTTGGTAGTTCGGGTGTAGCCGGTAGTGGTGGGCAGCCAAATTATATTAATTTGCCCGGCAATGGCGTCGGACAAACGAGCGGACCAGGCCCTTCGGCCACATTATATGGGTGCGGTGGGGCCGGTGGAAGAACATATTCTGGCACAACTTCTGTCGCTGGCGGTGCTGGTTCACAAGGTTACATTCGGATCACGCAGTACACATGATGCAGTTTACATGGACTTTTCCCCAATTCATTGTTGACCCAAATGCTGGTGATTTACCAAATGTGGTAACCGCCATAAATTGGGTTTGCACTGGAACAGATGGCTATGTAACTTCCTCAAATTCTGGTACAGTGAAACTTGGAACGCCAAACCCAGCGGAATTTACTCCGTACAACCAAATTACGCAGGATATGGCGTTTCAATGGGTATCACAATCGATTAGCACAACAGGGGTTGAGGCAGCGATAGCGGCGCAGATAGCACAAATATCAAAACCGCAAATTCAGCCTCAAAAACCGCCATTTTAAGAGGGAAATATGGATAATCTTGAACTTGATCTTAAACTCACCGTCGCTCACATCAATACGGTATTGAAGCATCTTGCTGCGGGCGCATATGCCGAAGTAGCGGACTTGATTGCTCTTCTCCACGGGCAAGCAAAGCCACAAATTGAAGCTGCGGCTTCTGCGGCCCCTGCTGCGCCTGTCGCCGTTGAAACACCAGCGGAACAGCAGCCAGCCGAATAAGGATGAGAAGTCGTGGATTATAACAGTTACGTTCAGCAAATCGCTACGTTGGCAGTTGTTCCCACGACTGACGCCAATTTCCAGATCATTTTGCCTCAGGCAATTAACTATGCACAATTGCGGATGCAACGTGATCTGGATTTCCTGTCTACTCAGGTTTTTGATAGCACCTCATACCAGACGCCTACAACAGGTAACCTTTTAACCATACCTACCGCAGCCTTTATCACGCTGCAAACGATTCAGGTGACCGTAAATGGCGTTTCATATCCATTGGCCCCAGTCGCCAAAGAGTACATCCAGTCGGTATTCAACAGTTCAGCCAGTGCTGGTATTCCATCCGTATTCGCTGTTTATGGCGGTGATACGCCCACGACTGGCAACACAAGCCAGTATATTCTCCTTGGGCCGTATCCTAACGCAGCTTATCCATTAACGTTGACGGGAACGGTTCATTCGGCTCCACTTTCTGCGTCAAATACAAATACCTTTATTTCTACTTATCTTCCAGATTTGTTTATCTGCGCCAGCATGGTTTACATTTCCGGATATCAAAGAAACTTTTCTTCGACAGGCGCTGATCAACAAATGCCAGTCAACTGGGAACAACAATACGAGCAGTTGTTGAAAGGCGCGATGGTGGAGGAGGTGAGAAAGAAATTTCAATCCGTTGCGTGGGGTTCCCAATCCCCTTCTCCATTGGCAACTCCTCCAAGAGGATAAAAAATGTTTTATGTTTATGAACATTGGAGACCAGACACAAATATGCCTTTTTATGTTGGGAAGGGGCAAAAAAAACGTGCATATGATTTAAAAAGAAGAAAAAAACATCATCTTAATATTCAAAATAAATTAAAGTTTTTGGGCCTTGATGTAGAAATAAGAATAATTGAAGAAAATTTGTCGGAAATTGCTGCATTCAGATTGGAGCAATCCAGAATATCCATGTGGCGACATATAGGGTATAAATTGACAAATTTAACAAATGGGGGAGATGGCATCCAAGGATTTAAACATTCTGATCAAACGCGTAAAAAAATGTCAGAATCTGCCTTATTGGCCAATACTCCAGAAGTTCGTTTAAAAAAAAGCAAATCCATGCTTGGTTTGCAAAAAACAGAAGAACACAAAAGAAAGCTATCACTTGCTAATTATGGCAATAAAAATGCCTCTGGGAAAAGAGCGCCAGATTTCGGAAAAAAAATAAGTGCAGCGTTGAAAGGTAAAAAATTAACAACCGAACATATAGCCAATCGCACTGCGTCTTTAAGGCGCAACAATGCGCTTAGAAGGGCTGTATAAATGGCTCATAGCACTTTACGTTTAATTCCCGGCGTAGATGTAATCAAAACGCCAACCTTAAATGAGGCGGCCCTTTCGTCGTCTAATCTTATCCGGTTTATGCCAGATAGGAACCAAATGGGGTTGCCTCAGAAACTTGGCGGGTGGGTAGCTTACCGCAATGTTCCCTATTCTGCGCCTGTCAGGGCTTTAAAGGGTTGGGCCGATCTTAACGCCATTAACCATCTTGCTGTCGGCTGCACAACATCGCTTAACGTCCTTACAAACGGAAGCAATTCTGTTATTACGCCGCAGACAACGGTTACCAATTCTTCGCCTAATTTTTCGACAACAAGCGGAAGTTATACCGTTTCGGTAATTGATTCGAACATAAGTGCATCAAACTTAGATTATGTTTACTATGTAACTCCGGTGTCTGTTGGCGGCCTTATTCTGACGGGTTCTTATCAAATTTTAACTGCGTCAGGGACATCGTATACGATTTCAGCATCTACTCCTGCCACCGCAACTGTTAGCAATGCTGGGGCATCATATACGTTTACGACGGCCAATGGATCATCGATTGTCACCGCATATTTAGCAAATAATACGTATAATCCGGGAAGTGAATTTTACATTGGTGTATCTACATCAATTGGTGGAATAACCCTCTTTGGCCTTTACACGGTTATTGATACCCCGGCCACACTTGGAAGTTTGACTTCCGGGCAATTTACTTTTGCCCCAACCAATACGGCAACTTCAACTGCCGGTCCAACGGCTATCAACAGCGGCAATATCAATTCTGAATTTTTTATTGCTGTTGGCCCAAGCCAAGTTGGAACGGGTTTCGGCGTTGGTGCGTTTGGCTCAGGAGGATTCGGCTCCGGTGTCACGCAACCTTCTGTTCCGGGTACTCCTATTACCGCGACAGATTGGACTTTGGATAATTTTGGGCAAAACTTGATTGCTTGCCCTGTCGGTGGTGCAGTTTATTCATGGACGCCGAATACCCAAATTCAAAATGCACAACTTGTAAGTGGCTCTGCTCCGCTGGTTAACGATGGCATTTTTGTAGCTATGCCAGAACGGCAGGTTATCGCATGGGGTTCGTCCTTTACCCTGCAACAAGACCCTCTTTTGATTCGCTGGTCTGACATCGCGGATAGTACGACATGGATTGCTACCGCCACCAATCAGGCGGGTTCTTATCGCATCGCATCCGGCTCCAAAATTGTTACGTGTATACAAGGCCCACAACAGGGGTTGATTTGGACCGACTTAGACCTTTGGGCAATGCAATATGTTGGCTCTCCATTGGTTTATGGGTTCAACAAAATTGGGTCCAATTGCGGTGCGATTTCCCGTAAATGTGTTGGACAGTTGAATAATGCCATTTTCTGGATGTCCCAGAAGCAGTTTTTTATGAATGCTGGTAATGGCCCGCAAGCCTTAGCATGCCCAGTTTGGGATGTTATTTTCCAAAACTTGAACACGGGAGTCGGTTCAAATGGGATTCCGTATACCCAAAATATCAGATGTGCTGTCAATTCTCAGTTTAATGAAATCACTTGGTACTACCCTTCTGTCAACAGCAGCACAGGCGAAAACGACAGTTATGTCAAATTTAACGCTGCTATCCAGCAGTGGGATTTTGGTTCTCTTGGGCGTAGTGCTTGGATTGACCAATCTGTTCTTGGCCCTCCTATCGGCGCTGGTATTGACAATTATTTATATCAGCATGAAATAGGATANGATGCCGCTTCCGGCACNACGACNTTGCCAATGNTTTCGTCCATGCAGACTGGTTTTTTCAGTGTGGCGGAAGGCGATAACATCATGTTTATCGACCAAATTTGGCCTGACATGAAATGGGGAACGTATAGTGGCAACCAAAATGCCACCGTTTACATCACCATTTATTGGACAAATTATGCAACTGATGCCCCTGTAACAACGGGTTTATACTCTGGCTATCCAAGCAACTCCGTATTTTCTGCTACTTTTCCAATGACGCAGTCTACTGAGTATATCTCATGCCGCATCAGGGCGCGTTTGGTGGCGATCAATATTTCGTCCCAAGATACGGGTACGTTCTGGCGGTTAGGTGGCATCAGGTATCGCGCAGCACCGGACGGGAAATACTAATGGTAACGTCTCAACCCTTCGTTTATTTGCAAAATAGGAGGCTGTCATCGCATCCCTAGACGATATCCTCAGCGTTCAACGCAACGGTGTTCAAAGTATCAGTAGCGTTAACAATACAACGCTTAATCTTGCTGGTGCTGCAAATAGCAGTGAAATAGCTGCTACAACNTATTTGAAAACCAATCTTGGTTGGGTTGCAAAGATTTCTGTCATTGTGGCGGGGTCAACGACCGGAATGGTCTATGATGCCAACAGTGTTGCGGGGGCAGTCAACGGGAATAGGCTATACGTTATTGCAAATACTGTTGGGATTCAAACTGTCATGATGCCCGTGAAGAACGGCATTGTTATAGTTCCCGGATCAGGCATGATAGTAGCTGTATCTTATAGTTAAACAGGACTATCAAAAAACAAGATTTTATTGTATTTCTAAAAAACATCGGAGGCAGCTATGTCAAACCAGTTAAATTCATATAAATCCGGTGGCAACCCAATTGAAGCTGCCGACAAGATTTCCCGCAAAAAGTCCACGCCATGCCATGTAGGGCCTATTACCATGGCTGTTGGCGGGCGTACTGATCATATTCCAATGAACGTTTTGGAAGGCTCCTACGTCCTTCCCGCTGACATTGTATCCGGTCTTGGTGAAGGGAACACGTTGGCTGGCAGCAAGTTGATCAGCAATATGTTTACATCCGGTCCTTGGGGCGTAAGCAATAAGGTTCCTACCGCTTATCCCGGAACGCCGCCTAGTTTGGGCGAATATGGCCAAATGCAAAAACTCTTTGGCATTGGAAATAACCCTGCTTCAGCAAACTCCGCATCATCGACGTTTTCTCCGACAAAAGCTGAAGGTGGTCCCGTTACTGCTGGTAACTACCGTCCTGTGCCGATTGTCGCTGCTGGCGGCGAATATGTTATTCATCCTGATATTGTCCGCAAACTGGGCAATGGAAGTATGCAAAAAGGCCATGATTATCTGGACAACTTCGTTATTGGCGTCCGGAAGCATCTGGTTAAGACACTTAGCAAACTTCCCGGTCCAAGACGCGACTAGAACCGAGCAAAGTCATTGTAAGGAAAATTTCTGATGGATTACGCCGTAAGATTGGCTACCCCGCAAGACGCAGATAGCATCATGGTTCTTCTTGCATTGATGCATGAGGAAAATGGTCTGTTTGAAATGGACTACGATGCCGTTCGCGACATGGTAAATAATGTTTTGCAGGGTAAAAACGGAATTATCGGCGTTATTGATGGCGAAGATGGCTTAGAAGCCGCCGTTTGTCTGGTTATCGACAAACTTTGGTACGCTAAAACTTGGTGCTTAAACGACGTTTTTAACTTTGTTGCACCGCAACATCGTCGTTCTACGCGGGCAAAGTCCCTAATTTCGTTCGCTAAAAACTATTCGGATATGGTTGGTATCCCATTGTTGATGGGCATTGTTTCCAATGTTCGCACAGAAGCCAAAATTAAACTTTTAGAACGGCAAATGCATAAAGCTGGCGCGTTTTTCATCTATAATCATAATGATGAAAAACAAGAAAACCACGTACAATAAGGGTCAAGACTATGGGTTCAATGTGTGCATCGCTGTTTGGCTCTTCGGCGTCAACAAGTTATTCAGCCAACCCTCAGGTTGAAACTGCATTTACGGATATTTTAAACCGTGCGGCTACGCAATCTAACCAACCATACCCTCAATATACACCCGCTACGGCGGCTCAATTCGCCAATTACAATCCGGGATTGGTTGCTCCTATGGACCCCAATCAGGTCCAAGCGGGTCAAAACATCTCCGGATTACAGGGTTATACTAGCCCATATTTTCAAGCGGCTACAGGGCTTGCTGGGGCTGCTGCTACCCCTATGCAAATGCAGCAGTTTTCGCAACCGGCTATCAATCAGTACATGAATCCGTACATGAATGATGTCGTCAACTCAGCAGTTGCAAACATCAATCAGACCAATGCTCAGCAACAGCAACAAGTTTTGGGTAACTCCGTTCAACAGGGCGCTTTTGGTGGCGACCGTGCGGGTATTGCTCAAGCTGATTTGGCTCGCCAACAAAATCTTTCGAACAACGCGACAATTTCGAACTTGCTTGGTCAGGGTTACTCTCAGGCTCAAAACGAGTTCAATACCCAGCAGCAAACTGATCTGGCAACGCAATTGCAGAACCGCCAGCTTATGGCAAATGCTGGTCTTAACCTTGCGAATCTTGGTACTCAAGGCCAAGCGGCGGCATTGCAACAGGCTCAAGCACAGTATGGATATGGTACTGCTGAACAACAGCAGCAACAGGCAGGTCTATCTACCGCATATCAGCAATACCTACAGCAACAGGCATATCCTTATCAGCAACTCAGCTACTATGCTGGTTTGGCATCTGGTGCGGCTCCTGCAATGGGCGGCACGACGACAGGCTATTCGCCTACTTATAGCCCGTATAATGCACTAAGTGCCATAGGCAGCCTTGGTTCAATCAATGCTGCTGGCGGTTCAGTCGGATCAGGAATTGGTTCAGTTTTAGGCGGTGCTGGTTCAGCAGTACAAAGCGTATTTCCTGCTTTAAACACAGGCGGGCGTGTTAATTACGACAGGGGTGGCCGTACTGGGTACGCTGCTGGTGGAACTCCTGCGACATCTGATTCTATTATTCAGGCTTATCAAAATTACGAACAGCTTGCTGCAAATCCTAATGTTTCGAAAACAGCATTGGATTCGGCTTATCAGAATTATTTAGATTTGCTCCAAAGCCCTTCGACGCCGTGGACAAACGCACCAACATCTACCACGCCAGCATCGTCTTCTTCAGATAGCACTTTGCCTAAAGTCCCCGCATTCAAATTCCCTGAGGGTGGCCCGAATACAGGAAGTGGCGGCGGTGCTAATTTTCATCAAAATATTACGGCACAAAATGCTGAATATTCACCTGATGCGACCAGCAGCAATGGTCCGGTTGGTGGCGGTGGCTATGGCCCTTATGATTCTGGTGGCGGTCAAGGCAATGCATTTAACTGGGGTGGTCCTCTTGGCGGGTTAGTCAGCGGTATTGCCGCAACGCTTGAAGGCACGTCCAATCAGAATAAAACTCCAACGGAAACCGGTTATACAGGTGTTGTTTCCCAAGCGCCTGTGGAATCCGCTAATGCTGCGGCTGCGAGCGATGTAGCCCCTCATTACGTTGGACCAAATACTGCTGACCTTGGAGCATCAACAACTTCTTCTGTTGGCAATAACGATACAACCTCTGGCGTTATGTCAGCTATCCGCCAAGTAGAAACTGGCGGTGTTGCTAATCCAAATACGGCTATTGGTGATGGTGGAAAGGCACTAGGTGCTTTCCAAATGCACGATTCTGCCGCAGCGGATGCGGCTAAATCACTGGGTATAAGTTACGATTCCAGCATGAGAGCGGACCCGACCATCTCGGCGCAATTGGCGCAAGAACATCTTTCTAATTTGTTCAATTACACTGGCTCCGTTCCTGATGCTATCGCTGCTTATAACATGGGTCTTGGGGCTTATAATGCCGCTATTTCTGCTGGTCAGGACCCAACACAGGGTGCTTATACGCAGAAAGTATTAGCTACAGGTTTGGTTGATCCAAATGCGGGGATTTCTCCTCCTATGCGTTATCAAACGCCAGAAGGCGTAGTTGTTAATGCTCAATCGCCATCTGTTCCATTACCTCCTTCTAATCCAGCATATTCCACTGCATTAGCTGGAATCGCTCAACAGCAAACGGCTGATCAGTCTACGGAAAATAATGCTGCGCCAAGTGCTGCAAGTGAAGGCCATAGCCCTATGGGTGTTGTTTCGTCACCTGATTCCGGAAATATTGGTTTAGATCGTTCCGTTGGTAATGACCAAGGCGGATCGTTTGGCGGTCAAGGAAATGGCCCATCTGTACAATCTTCTTCGGATAAATCTGGCAGCTTTGGTGGGCAAGGGAATAGCCCATTCGTTTCAGACCATGAAAGTGAAAAACGCGGCGGATTTATTCGCGCCCATGACCATCATTATGATTCAGGCGGTTATGTTCCGATCAGCATGAATTATGGGATGCCTGATCAAAACACCGTAAAACAGATCGCACAAGATTATGCTGGCTCCGGTGCTGGCGTTCTTTCTCCTATGTTGGAGGCACTTGGTACATCTGGTCTTGTAGGTGCAAACAAAGGTGGCCGTATTCATGCCGCCAATGGTACGGGTATCTCTGATAGCGGTCCTATGCGCCCTGTTGACGAATCTGATCCGGATTCCACTGGTTATGTTCCCGATATGGGAACAACAGATGCAACTGCAAACCAGCCCTTGCCTGATGATTTCCGTGCTGCACCAGACCCATCAAATGTAAATTGGGATAATGTTAAATTATCGACATTTTCTGCTCCAGTAATTCATGGAATTCTTCCCGGTATTAAACACGAATATGATCCTGATTTGGAAAATCGCAATCGTGTTTCCGTCCCGGTTGATGTTACGGATGTCGAATCCCGTAAAAATGCCGGTATCGTTCCTAGTGAACCGGCAACATCTGCGCCTGTTAAAACCCAACCTATTATTCCACGGGTTCGTCCAGATGAAGGTGGCGGTGGATCAAGCATACCTCCTGTTGTTCGCAACAGACCAACTGTCGCTGATCTAGCAGCAACTGGAGATGATGAGGTCGAAACAACAACGCAACAAAATGCATCTGCACAGCGCGTTCCAAACAACGTAGTTGCACAAGATGCTACACGCACGATGTCGGATGCTGCTCAACCCGGATTTGGTTATATTGCACCTCCTCCTATGGATAAGAGGCAGTTGGCTAACATCGCGTTCTGGGCGGCTGGTGCGACTCCGGGAGCGAATATTGGCAATTCCGCTAATGCTTACGCTAACGCCATTCTTGCTGGTCAAGGTCAAGAACGCGAAACTATGACGACACAGGCACAGTCCGCAAAAGATTACGGACAAGCCAATCTTGGAAATGCGACGGCTGGTTTGACCCGTGCTGAAGAAGAACTAAAACGTCTTACTCCAAATCCTTTTGGTGGTAATGCTCTCTTTACAACTGGCACTCCTGAGAACCCGCAATACAAATACGTTGACATGCCACAACCTAATCAGGCTGGCGGCCAACAAGCTGCGGGCGCAACTCCTGCTGGTAACGCTCCTGCGGCACTTGGTGATGTGCTGAATGAGAAAGCCGCAACTTTGGATCAGTATGCTAACTCCCTGAAGAAACAGGTTGGTAATTCAATTTATTCTCCAGATACCGTTAAAAATCTGAAGGGTGAGTACCAAGGTTATGCGGATGAAACCAATAAAGCCGCCCAGATAGCCAATACATCGCTTGGTGACGCCAGCACGATGGCGCATGACCTTGTCGTTGCCCAACAGTATGGTTGGGGTACGATGGGTGCTGGTAGTGCGTTCCGGTTGGCGACAATCCGTGCGGCGGCTACCGCAGCGCGTGTTGCTGGATATAATGTGTCTGATGATCCTGTCGTCGCATCGCAAGAGTTACAGAAGATTGCCCGTTTGATGGCTAATCAACAGGCCGGTTCTGTTTCTCATAACGCTGCCGCACGTACTATTGATGCTACTGAAGCTGCTCTTCCGGGTGCCGCGTTGGAGCCAGAAGCAGCAAATAAGGTTTTCACGAGCCTTATGCGTCAGAACGTCATGGCCCGCGACGCGCAACAAGCCACCAATTACTTTGGTGGGAAAACTGCTCGCATGGGTAACCCTGAACAGGCTATCCAAGCAGCTTATCCACCTGATCAGTATAACCGTGAACAAAATGCCCTTCAGGACCTTATGAGTCCCGACCTAAGCTG